ATTCATAGCACCACCCGATGACATCATACCCAATAGTTTCTGTGTATATCCCTGAGGCATAGTTAGAGTTTGTAGGACCATCTCAACATTCTTAACTTTATAATCTAAATTAATAGTTGCGTTTTTCGGTTTGCCATCCGTAATAGCACAATCAAGGACACTATCATCACAGAGGACCCAATCACTATTAATATCTTCTCCTGTAAGATTTTGGATAGACCCAGCGTGAGCGAATGTAATTTTTAAAAGACCTCCAGCGCCTGCCTCCATTTCCATCGCTTTAATAATAAGTTCTTGAGAATACTTACCTCTCTTCGTTGCTGCAGAACCTGAACCACCATACTGGGCGCTGAAACTTTTATTATCTTTATAGAATGATACCTTTTGACCGATTACGAAAGGAACATTCTGTAAATTAATAGCACCATTTTCTCTCTGTAAATATACGACAGGAGTTGCAGCAAGGGGTTGGGTTGCTCCCTGTCCCCACATACCTGCTGTAGCATTAACATCGGCATTAGCGCCAGTCTTAGAATGGAACCTTAGACCACTATTAAGTCTGCGGTTAGGATGGAGAGTATCGGGAAGACGATATACTTTATTGGCATCTTCTAAGATTATCTCAATTCTTAGACCTTCTGTAAGAAGAGATGGGAAAACCTTGGGAGATTGGAATATACCTGTATGAATAGGTAAAAGAACTTTAGCAGTATTGTATTGTCCTCCTTGATTAGTATTAAGTGCTTCACACCAATCATTATTACCAGAATTATCTACTGCTGTTCCATTTGCGTCTTCGTAAGGAGTGTGATACGGATTATGTCTTGTATTGTTATAAATAGATTTCGTATTACCTTGTGTAGAACGCTGAGTAGGATTGTATGTCAATGAACCCTCTGTGAGTGCGCGTTTATTCTTAATAGCGTCATTAGTTTCATAATCATATCTTAAAGCAGTTAGAACATTATAATTTTGTATTTCTTCTAATAATACAGCACCCGAACCCCCAGAAAAGATACGAATATCCCTGATTAAACATTGTGCACCCGTTTCACCATCCAGCGTCATTTTAACTGGATGGTCTAATTTATTAAGAAGTTCTACATCAAATCTTAAATAAGATGATTTAGGTTGGAAATACTTAATAGTAGGTGGAATGATTATATCAATCTTCTGACCTGATGTATAATCTAATCCGTGTTCTGCTGGGATATTAACTTTCGTCTGCTGAACTGGTATCTTATCATTCGCGCTCCAAAAACTCATTTTATAATATAATATATAAAATAAAATTGAGAAAAAAAAATAAAAAAAACAAAAAAAATTAATATGCTGAAACCGATTGTTCTGCGACTTTACCTTGACTACTTAAAGAACCGACAGACATAGATGCTTGTTGTGGAGCATTTCTCTTATCATCAATATCTTGTTCTGATGTTTCTTCTTTATCTTTAAAGATATCACTTACACCTGAGGCAATATTACTCAATCCAGCGACGGGTGCAAGTATCGGCATAGCGAGTGCAGCTGCATCCAGACCTCCACTTACAATATCGCTGATATCACTGAAATCATCTAAACCTGATTTATGTTTATTAGTCGCTAAATCATAAATACCTTCTCCAGCACCAATACCGCCAAGAACTTTACCACCTACATCAGCAATTGCTCCTATTTGTCCTGAGGGTAATTCACTCGCATATTGACCTACTTTCTTAATGAAACTACTTTTCATTCCTCCTTCACCAACACCACCAACAGCACCGAGTAATCCTCCAGATGCTTTCGCCATCTTCTGTGCATCTTCGCTTCCAGCAATTGCCTTAAGACCTTGTGATTTATCTGCTTCCTGTCCGAACTCCATTCCTTGTCTTACAGCATCTTCACCAGCAGGGGTAGTTCTACTCTCTGCGCCAGTGATGGGACCTAAACTTGTATCGTGTCCTGCGATAGTAGTAGTAGAACTCTCAAAACTATCAGTTGCTCCTCTACCTTGACCGAATGTATTATCTGCTTGTGAAACCTCTGGTAAGGGACCCTGAACTTTACCTCTCTGAATTGTCTGTGTTAGACCTAATCTTGCTGGATTATTAACAATATTTTTATATTCATCTTCACCAATATCACCGACTGCCTGTCTAATTCTTGCTCCTGCTTGACCTAAACGACCTTTAAATAATTGACCTTGTGATGCTAAATATCCAGAGAAACCTTTACCTGTTCCAAATCCAGCGACTTCACTATCAAAATTACGAGCATTTCCGAACTCTCGGGCACCAGTGAAAGCAGTAGATATACCTTCACCAGTAGTAGAACCTTTATCATAATATCCTTCTGCTTTACCCTTAGCATTCACCATAGCGACTTTATTATCCATCTCTGTTTTCGCTTTATCATATCTGTTCTGCGCATTATCATTAAAATTACTGGAATATGATAACATCCCACTCATCTGTCCTAAGGTTGCTGAACTTCCTAAATCCATTTATATTAAGTATAATATAATAAAATTAAAATATAAATAAAATTAATATTGTTGTTTAGGCATAGATGCACTCACCTCTGCTTGTTTCCCTGCTATGTCTCCTGCCTCAAATCCCTCTCCTTCTCTATGCTGTCCGCCAACTGCTATTACCTCATCAAAATTGCGATAGGCGAGTGGAGGGTTGGATTGTAAATCTAAATAAAGAAAGTCATATTTATTGGGAGTTGCTTTATAATAAATCTTTAAAAAGTTATCCGCACCAGAGAACTGGTCCCCTATCTCCTCAGCAATTTTACCGAGTTCTTTCATATTTGGAAAAGGACTTCCAATTATCATATTTGTGCAATTAGACCTGATGACAGGACTTACTTTTCTGTAATTCTGAGAACTCATTAATAATAACTTAATATTATAATGCCTAAATCTACTCGCTAAATGATTAACTTTCGCTTCACGGCGAATTAATCCAATAATATCGTCTAAGATTAAAGCAATATCAGGTCTATCTTGTGGGTCTTCATATGCTTCTTGTTTCGCAATTAAATTATCAATAATAGCATCATCATATTCATCATAACAATCAAATGCCTTCTTTAAGAAACGAGAAGTTTTATCATTATAAATAGTTGGTGAAACACACATAACTTCATCAAAGAAGTCTTGCCCGAAGAAGTTGCTATTTAATAATAAATTATTAATAATTGTAGATTTACCTGTGCGAATTGGTGATATCATTAATAAAAGTGCAGGAGGTTGAGGAAGATGAGGATGAAGTGGTTTCACTTTCTCTTTAGGTGGGTCTTGGACTTTTAATATCTGAGGAGCATTTAAATCAATACCCATTTCATCATCTTCGCTATCATCATCTGGGTCAGGAGCGCCCATCTGCTGTAATTTCTTACCTGGACCATTTTTCGTAGTCGTTTTTAATGATTTATCCATTTATAATATATATATAATATTATTATCTTAAAATTAATACTTAGCAAAGCATACTTCGTTTAGGGACTACCTGGATTATAGGTCGGACTATCAGGACCATCAAACATACTATCTGTATCATCAAAATCAAATGGTGCGAAATCATACATTGGTTCAGGAACGAAAGTCGTATTCGCTTGTCTTATAGATAAATTAGCACGGGCATAATCTTCAGGACTAAGAGTAGTTGGATTATTAATACCAGGAGGCATAGACCCAGCAGTTGTATTCATAGGTTGAGATGCTCCCGCAGTTGCTTGAGAGTTTCTCATAGGTGGATTAGTTATATTTCTAAATTGATTAATTTTATATTCATTTCCTTTTCTGTCTCTGCGAATACCTCTTGCTTTATCGTGGTCTTTATGTGGTGCTTGTATTATATTACCTTCATAATCTTTCGGCATCGCCATATATACATCGCCTAATGGATTATTAGCAGTTGATGGAGCATTAAAGAATGCTTCTCTCTCAGGTCTAATACTTTCTGCATATTGCGAACTTTCTCTTATCATTGCTGGTGAAGGAGTAAATCCAGACGGGGGTGCGGGTGCATATTCTTTAAGAGCATCTAATTCATCATCACCCACATCACCGATAGATAATTGTGATACATCATTGACACCTTGTGATACATCATTAAGTCCTTGTGGTTGCGTTTCTGGGACTTTAGGTCTTTTTTTATCAAACGGACCGATACCTGCGCCATAATTAAATTGATTAAATCCTCTTGGGACATAATCAGGGTCTTTTTCTCTCTGTGATTTAACATAAAGAGCGTGTTTAGTGATTGCTTCTTTACTTTTAGTTGCTCTCTTACCAGGTTCCTTAGCGATTGCTCTGCGTCCAGAATATGGGTCGCGATATGCTAAATTATCGTCTTCTCTACTCATACCTTTCTGTTCTAATCCCCATAATTCTTCTACTTGTTTAGTTCTTGGCGCAATTGTAAGAGATTTCTTTTCCATTTTAGGATTACCTTTTTTATCTGTTAAAACCTTACGAGTTCGTGGGTCTCTCTTAACACCTTCGCCCAAATCATAAACTCTTTTATCAGTTTTCTCTTGATAACCTGCTTGTGCTAAGAGGTCTTGTTTTTTCATTCTTGACCTTTCTGCTTTAGCGATATTTCTTCCATCAGGATGTCTTAAATCTAATGTGCGACCTTCATATAATCTGCGTGTATCTTCATCAATTGGATTAATAGTTATATCATAATCCTCTTTCGCATCACTATGAGTAATTGTTTTAACTTTCTTAGTTTTAAGATTACCTTTTTTATCTCTCTGTAATCTTTCAGAATAATATTTAGTAGGCATTTTTTCCTGAGGTGCTAAACCTCTAATATATTTTAGTTCTTTAGTGGGGTCAGAGAGTTTAGTTCTTCTTCCTGCTCCACTATCATCTTCTGCCTGAAAATCAACTTTTGCATCAAAGAAACCATTAGGGGGTCGCATTCTTTCACCTGGGGGCGCAGACATACTCTTTCTCTGTCTTTCTGCCTTTCTTCTTGCGATTTCTTCAGCAAGATTTTTCTTTTCTCCTGCTTTATCTAATGCTCTACCGAATGCCTCTGCTTCTTCATCACTATCTGTTTCTATGACATCATCCTCAATTGGGTCGTCGGTGAATGGGTCAAATGCTAAATCATCTACTTCATTAAAACCGCTAAAATCAGGGACAGCAGTTCCGTATTCCATTTCACCAGTTTCTTCATCAACAATTGTTCCTGCTTCTGCCTGAGCGGAGAAATCTTCTATATCTTCTTGTTCGGTATAATCCTCAAAATCTATATCAGGGTTTAACTCTTCTCTGTGTCTCTGTTCTACTTCTTGTCTAATAAGAGCATTATATCTTGCATCTTGTCTTAAAGGCATTGTATTAACAACTGCCTGAATATCTCTACTTCTGTCATCTCTGCTTCGTCCGTAAGGGGCAAATGGTTTCTTACCTACGAATGGTATTTCTGGAGCGTCAAAATCTTGATACATAGTAGGAGCGAGACCTGTGCCACCTCTACCGAGTGGAGCGTTTAATACATTACCTCTTCTTGGTAATCTGGCGGGCATAGGTAAATCCTCTCTAATTTTCATACTTTTAGGAACAGAACTCTGTGCTTTTTTAATATCTTTTGCAAGTTGCTTGTTCTGTTGCTGAGATTGTTTCTGTTTCTCACGAAATCGGCGACCTCCATAAGTGCCTGCTTTAATAGTTCCTCTACCTGACATATTTATAATAGAGAATATATAAAAATAAAATTAGAAAATTAATTAAAATTAAATGCCGACGCCCAAGGGTCCTGTTGCTGACTGGAACCTGACATTTGAGCGAATACTTGTTGTCTGCTCTGATTAATTGCTTGTTCTTCTTGCTGTCTTCGTAATACTTGTTGTCTCTGTTTAATTTTATGACTTCTTAGAGTATCATATTCACTGATAGCATCTCTCTGTAATTGTTTAATTTGGTCTTGTGTTAATTGATACATTCCAACCTGAGGTTGCTGTTGAGGAGGCGCAGTAGGTTCTTCATAATATTCATATTCCTGACCTTGATATTCTGGATTTTCATATTCCTGTGCTTCGCGATGTTGTGGGCGAGGTTGCTTAACTTTTCTCTGTCTATTCTGTTGTTTCTCAATTTGAGAGAACCTCTTTTGTTTTGCTTTTTGTTCTTCCATAAATGCTTTATTTTCTTGCTTCTTTAGTAATGCTTTCTTTCTAATTTTCGCTAAATGGTCTAATTGTTTCTGGGAACACTTCTTCTTAACTTTAGAGACTTGTGGCGTTGTGAATACTTCATCATTAGGGATAATATCTTTAACTTCTTCCTCTACGCTATCTTCTTCTTGGGTATCCACCCCTGCCTGAGTGTCTAACCCCTCTTGAGAATTAATAGATTTATCTGTGGGTGCATCTTCCTCATTCGGGTCGGGTAGGGGTGGCGTCTCAATCACGGGCATCTTAACATCTAACATTTCACTTGACATTTATATTAATAAATAGAAAAAAAATAGAGAAATAAAATCTATAATTTTCTATAATCTTCTATCTTTCTATTAATATCTATCTGATTTATGGCGAAAGTGTAGAGTGACGATTGTATCCCCACATAAATCACCTACAATCCTTTCATCTTTATTAACAATCTGAATATCTAATTCATTAAGTTGTATGAAATCAATATTCTTTAAATCTACATATAGTCTGTCTTTAACCTCAAAGAATAATTCACCACTATCGTGTCCCGCATTATCAAATCGTGGTAGATGATACAATATCTGCGAAGGTTTAGATTTACAGAAGTTATAACTCTGTGCTGTTAAGTTAGAACACTTAATAAAACAACTATGTTTCTTTAATTCAGGTGCTTTAACCGAAGATATACTATAAACAGATGCTGGGTTAGTATCTGCTGTTGTTCCATCATCCTCAAAGTTAGAACCAAATTGTGATGAACTGATAACACCCATATTAGGAAATCCCAGATACCTTCCCATATTGGCGCCAGGCGACGGATAGTATATACCATCAGCGATAGTCTGTGAATTAGGTGTATTAACAATTAATGCTCTACTCATTGCTAAACTATCCCCTGTGCCATTCTTACCGATATGATTAAATGTAATATCTTTCATCTGTTGATTTTCGCGACTTTCTATGTCTTTAAGGACCTCTAAATCAAATGGTGTCGGGTCATAATCAACTTTAGAAGAATATGAAGAAGGTTTAAGTTCTTGTTTAGTATTATCTGAATTAATAATAGTCCCGTAATTGTAATTAGAAGGGTCATTCCAATATACTCTGTGTATGACTACCTTTTTAGTAGGAACTACTTGTGATACACCCATATACAATGCTTCTTTATTCTGATTAATAGGAGCGAATGTATATCTACCATCATCGTGTGCAGCATTAGTATTATCAACGATAGTCTGCCAAGCATTCGGTAATCCACCACTGAAAGCACCTGAACCTTTAGTATGTTTCGCCATTTCTAATTTAATGTGAGAACCTACAAATTGTATCTTAAAGTAAGGGAATAAACCACTCCCACCACTATTATTAGGATAATCCCAACCATTTCCTGGATTGCCAGGACTACCGATATCACTTGCTTTAATCTGTGCTGAAACACCAGTAATACCAGCATTCCAATATTTTACTTCTTTTAAGACAACACCACCTAAATCTTCATCCCATACTTGCTGATGAAGGAATAGTCGTCTTTCCTCTGCTGCTGTGTCATAAAAATTACTCCAAGAGATGATGTAATCAGCATTGGGATGCTGTCCTACTTTATCTTTATCAGGGTCAGCACTCCACATCTTACCTACCTGAAATCTATTATACAATGCCCCTTCATCCAGAGTTCCGTGATTTATCCCAGCATCTCCATTATTTCGCGGAGGTCTTGTAAGAAAGAAAGATGCTTCGGCAGTATCTTTCTCATTGTAATCTCCATATAACTCAAAGATAACTTCACCAGAGAAATCGCCACCGACTTTAGCGCCTAAATCCATAGGAGAGTTAGTATTAATAACACAACATTCATCATATTTATTACCATCCCCTGCCGAGTTATCTTCTATTCTTGTGATTTCACATTTAGTTCCATTTGCAGCAACAGACCAATCACCACCACCGCTATGATTGGTTGTATTGGGATGATATGATTGCCATTGTAATGAAGTTGCAGCTGAATTGGTTGCTCTGGTATTACCAGCAAACTCCTCAAAGCGAAAGGTAAATCCATTCCATACATCACTTGCTGTATAACTATCATAAACTTTAACTCTCTTAAAATAACTTGGATGAGAAAGAACTTCTTTAAGAGCGTCCGTAAGTGCTACTTTAATAGTAGATTGACTATAAGTTCCAGGTGGTATTCTAACTTTCTGAGGACCAGAGAGAATATCTTTCTGGTTCTTAACAGCATTACCTTCTACATCTTCCAGAGCAGTGCCTAACTGAAAATAAAATATATCTCCGTCAGTAATATTATATACTGATTGTCTCTTTAATTTAACAGATGCGACTGCTACTTCTGAATTAGGAGGTATTTTCATTGGATTAACTAAATGATTATGAAACGAAGCAGGGTTCTGTATTCCAGTCTTGGTGGCGAATGCCTCATCAGGATTGTCTCCGTCATTATCGTATTCACCTTGCACATTGCTACAAATTACTAAACTCATTTTATATTATAATAAATAAAATATTTTTATATAATAAATAATAATATGGTGAATAAGGGCAAGCGCGTCGGTGATAGTAAGAAAAAGAAAGAAGTAAAGAGTATAACATTCTTTCATAATCCTAATGATACTCAGGGTCTTCCAGACCCTTTACAGCAGTTTGATATCTTGGATGGTATAGAGAAAGATAATAAAGTAAGACCTAAGGATGTCTTTGAGGATTACAATGACCCAGGTAAAAAACCGAAACCTAAGAAAGATGAAAAGAAGAAACATCGCAATATGAAGATGACTGAGATGCAACAGAAAGGCAAGCGCCGTGGTTTAGATAAAAAACAGGGTAAGGGCAAAAAGTAGCATTTGCACAAATGCCCGCTAAAAGGGGTGCATATGCAATAACCAGCGTATCCACCCATAGAATAGAAATAAAACATATTAAAGACAAAAAGCAGATATATAATAAAAGAGATGAGTAAGATTATCAACGGAAAGGTCTGGGTGAAGGGCGACAAGTATAAGGCATTCATCCTCGGTGAAGACACAGAGACATTCGGTCTTAATCCGACCAAGATTGTTCCACCATCTTGGCAAGAGTTCTTCATTCAGTTGATAGGTGAGATGTCCCTGACAAAAGAAGAGATATTCAGAGAGTGGAACAAGTTAATCACTTGGAAACCGCACGAGAACAAATGTTCTTTCGTTGCCAATCCTCTTGTGTATTGCTACTACATTACGGGACTTGTTCCTACGAAGTATAAAGGTAAGTGCCTCAAAGACAAATACACTGCTGACCCACAGGCATACTGGGAGCGTGTGTGTAAGATGGACCGCCGAAAAGGTCGGGCGCCCTCAGTCAGGGATGCCTATGAACTGAATAAGGCAATCACATTCTTTAAACCGACGACAGCGAAACATCTGATATGGCGACTGGCAACTCATCTGCCTATCCAGGTTGAGTATCCACTTCTCCGAACAATCCTTGACCCTTGCGCTGGTTGGGGTGGTCGTGTTCTCGGTGCTTTATCATCGGACTACAATTATATTGGATATGATACGAATGCGAACATATCAGTGATGTGTTCTGCTATGATACAAGGTATCAAGGATGCTGGTGGTGTTATTAATACCGATGCTGACATTCGCAATCGTCCTATGCCTACTGATGCTGACACTTTTAAGTCCGAGATACTTGTGGATAATATTTCACTTGTATTGACTTCCCCTCCCTATGCGAACCTGGAGGTCTATGATGGTATGAAGGTATTTGTGGATGATGATGATTACTACAAGAACTTCCTTATCCCTATGATTTCAGTATGTCGCCACAATCTCTATTGTCCTGTAGCAATTAATGTATCCCCTAAGATTTATGAAGACTTGACGAAGAGGTATGGATTTCCAGAGTGTGATGAGAAGGTAGATTTCCTACAGCAGATGGGTCAGAACTCTGGCAAGAAGCAAGACTATGTGTATGTGTGGCGCTCGTTTAACAATTACTTCGGCGAAATTACTACTCGTTAATAAAATTATTTCTTCTTTTTCTTTTTATTCCAGTAATCCATATTCTTCTTTTTATATCCTCGTTTAGATTTAGGAGCAGATTTGCCCCCTGACTTCGGTTGGGGGGCATTTTTGCGTGCACTTTTCTCATTAGGGAGGGTCATATTCATTGCGAGCGTTGGCATTTATTAATAAATATATTTTATTTTATAATATAAAATGGTAATACATAAATCACACACGAAGAAGGACTTAATAGAAATCATTGATGTTTATGACTTAAAGGATATTGATAATTACAGAGAACTTAATAAAGACACACTCACATCTTTATTAGATTTACACTTACGCACAATTGATATGATAACACCACGAAAAGAGTATTTTGATATAGATGATTTAGATGAACTCCGCTACTATTTAAAGAACCCATCACCTAAGCAGATGTTAAGTATCAAGGAGAAAGATATAGTCATAGATAAAGCGAAACATATAATCTTCTTTTGTAAAATTGCTGGATATTGTCTGGGTGCTACAACCTACCAGAAGAAAGAGGAAGTATTAGAGGATGCTGAATATATCAGGAAGTATTCTGATATCTCTACAATTCGCAGAGCAATAAAATTATTAAATAATTGGGGAGAACTTGATGGTCCTATACAACCTGTGATAACATATAGATGTCAGCAGAGGTTAGAAAAAAAAAAGAGATTAAAAAATGATGGATTAGCGAAAATGACTAAATCCTCTGGTAAGTTTATCTTAAAGTTTGATTAACCTTTCCATAGGTCTTTCACCGCCCAATAGTTGGGAGAGTTTTTATCTTTGTATGCTAATGAACCATCTTTCTTCTTAATACCTTTCGCGCGAGCGAGAAAGGATGCTCGGCGTTTTGGGTCTTTATGTTGTGTGAAATCTTGCATACTGCTATCTCCGTAATGTATTAATTTTTTACCGCCTGATGCGGACTTAACATATACCATCTTCTTCTTCCCTGCCTTAGTAGATTTCATAGGTTTATAAAGAGGTTTTCCATCATCTTTACTTGCCTTTGTATCCTTTTTCTTTGGTTTTGGTTTTGCTGTCTTTGGCGCCATTTACTTTAGTATTTATATTTTTTTTTTATTTTTATTTTCTACTTTTTTCTTACCTTTCGCTTTTTGCCAGAGGTCTCTATCTGCTGTGGATTGTGTCTTACCACCCATAACGAAAGAGTAGATGCGTGCCTGACCCCATTGGTCTGCTGACATTTTAGTTCCTGCTCCACCTTTAACACCTTTCATATTTCTCACAGAACTTGGATTAGTCTTGCGTGCACCTCTGCCCCTATTTTTAACTTCATTAAGTATTGATGTAGATATACCAGTCTTTCTTGATATCTCAGCGACTGAATGTCCTGAACCTTTCTCAAATCCATATTTACGATTAAACTTTTCTTTATTAGTCGCCATTTACTATTGGTATAGATTTTATTATTTCTTTATTAATTTTATTTCTATTTTTCGCTCTGTATGACTGCCACTTCTTAGAGACTTTACCTTTCTCAGTCTGGTTATATTTTCTCTTATATTGTTTTCTTTTATCAGCGTATTCATTGGGATGAATATGAGCGCAATTTTTATTAATACATTTATGAATATCCATAAACACTTGTTCTAATCTTTTAAGTTCTTGTTCTGTATTAACGAAACCTTCCCAGATAATCTCCCACGAACACTTGTTATTAAACAATTCTCCATATCTTTGACAGGTGGCAGGTTGTTTGGCAATCCATCTGTGCCTATATAATCTCTGCTTAGGATTAACTTGATGAGTGCTTCCTATATAATTAATATTAAGAGTTTCATTTGTAATCTTATAAACATATCCCTTCATTTATACCACTAAGGAAGATTATTTTATTGGGATGCAACCGCGAAATTAATAACCTTCTCCACCATAGAGAGAGCATCCCTTAGTCTTAAGAGTTCTTGTTTAAGAGTAATATTCTCTTCTAATAGTTGCTTAATTTCATCATTGCCAGTCTTAAACTCTTCCTGAGGGATTTCTTTAATTTCCATTTCTAAATGCTCCTTCGGTAGATTTTCTACTACAACTAAATCATTTTCATCGGGCATCTCAATACCAGGACCATCCACAGGGAGTAGATAGCAATTTTTAACCTTAACATTAATATTAGGACCTGTTCCTTCTACGCAACAGACATCAGAGTAAGTCTTAGACTTTTTGACAAGTGTTCCTGTTTTATATTTCTTATACTTTCCACCAGTAATCTTAAACTGAGCGCCTACGACCCATCCATCCGACATAGCGAATGGGTCTTTATTAATAGGCATCTTTTCGGTTTCAGCGAGGATTTCATTAGCGAGTTGATTTTGACCTTCCATTTTATTTTATTATATGCATATATTATATTATTCTTTTAAATAACTTTGTTTTATTGGTTCGTCCCCTTAGTGTATGTTGTTGCCTTGGTCTTAAGACTATGACCTGAGTTCTGTGCTTGTTCTATGACTGCCTTGATTTCATCATCAGATGCTTCATTAGGGTCGGTGGGGATATTACCATAAATCTTTCTTAGAAGAGTAGTGCTAATACTAAATCCAAGATATTTATTAAAGGTCTGCGAGAGAAGATGTGAGATATCATTTCTTGTGAGAGGAGTTCCAGTCGCCCAATCAAAGAGGTAAATAACTTTATTAGATAGTTCCGCCCAATCACCAGCGACCTTAAACCTCACCCAATTCTTAAGAACAACTCTAAGTTCAGGGGTTGCTATCTCAATGAACTTTTCTCCATACTTCTTACTTGTTTTATAGTTGTTAAGCACGAAAGACATACTCTCTTCAGGTTTTCCAAGGACTAAATAATTCGTGTTCTTTCTTTCTTCTTCCTCAATTTCATCAAAGATTTTATTAGGGAATACTTCCATACCTGCGACATCATTTCTGAATTGATAATATTTATAAATATGTATCATAGCATACGCCATATGTGTCTGTCTATCCCTGAGGTTCTTAGACATCTTAGCAAGGACATTATCAATATCTTGTGCTGAAACATTCTTTAAGACCTCTTGCTGTGCTTCTGTGTTATTGCCCCTTGCCTTTTCATACTCAGCATTTAGTAAATCCCGCTTTGCCTCATAGATAGTAGCAGGCATCTCGCCCTTCTGAACTCCCGAAGCATACAGACCAACAAGGATACTATTATAATAGTTTCTCTGGGTAGTCTTCTTAAACTTGGCGAGTTTAGAAGAGACGACTTCAGTATTATTCGCCCACTGCATATCAGTATAATCGGCAGGGGCAAGTTTTCGGATATCTGAAAGATATTTATTAATAGTTTTATCAGAGTAAGGGTCAAGACCGCGATTTGTTTTCCACTCATTAATTTTAACTCTTAGGATAGTTTCCATCGTTTATATATATAAATATATTATTCTCATTCTTTTAAATAACTTTGTTTTATGTGTATGCAAATTGCACGAATGGGCGCTAATCAAGGTGCATATGCAATATCTACCCATCAATCCATTAGAGTTTAAAGATAGAACGAGAAGAGTATAATATAATAAACAATGAGCGGAACTCCCCATCAGCAGAGAAATGTCTGGAGCATTGGCAACTCGTGTCAGAAACCCCGATGCCATCAGTGTGTAGCATCTTGGAAGGCGAAGGCGAACCGCCATTCTATGAATGCTGCACGCACCAAGTATGCTCTCCAGTGCTTCTTGGAAGGCACAGCACAAGAGACGCCTGCTCCTGGCACAGGTGCGAACATCCAACCCATCCCTCTGGAAGAAGACCCTGTATTCACGGGGACTGAGGAGGAGGTGAAGAAGCAGAAGAAAGAGAATGAGTTGTTCTTCTGTGGTATCTGCCAAGAGAACCAGGTGAAGCAAGGTAAGAAGAAACCTATTATCTATGGTTGCGGACACACGAATTGTGCCGAGTGCTACAATGGGATGCTGGCATCTGGTCGCAGTATGGCGTGTCCTTATTGTCGTAAAGACATTACCAAGGCAGTCAGATTGTATGTGGAATAAAATTAAAAAAAAAATATAAATAGATTGTATAAAATGAGTGCTGATGGTGAATTAATAGAAGTTGAGAAAATGAGTATAGACCAACTCGCGGGAGCATTTGTTCTTGTGTTAGGGGCAGTAGGTAGTTTATTATTAGTTATCTGGCAATCAAGATGTGCTTGTAAATGTAGGATAGGATGTAGTGATAAATGTTATATATTTGATTGCACGCGAGAACCACCACCAGAGGATAAGAAGGATGAAGAAACACTCGTTCCTCCAGATGCTGATGAACCAGATGAAAGACCAGTCGCCCAGTATAATCAAGAGAGAGCAAGGGACCAAGATAGAATGTTAAGAGGAGAACAGGTCGCCACCCCTGACGGCGCTGAAAATGGCGATAGTTAGTATAAATAAAATTATATTTTCATATTAAGTATTTTCGCTATGGATACCCTGGCACCACACATCTCAATACCCCACGGCGCTTGCCCCACATCCACACAACCAGTTTTGCACAAATGCCCGCTAAAACGGGTGCATAGTAATTGCATCCATTGAGTTAGAGTAGAGCATCTGGAAAATATAAAAAGAAAAAAAAAAGTTCCCCGTCTCTTGTTCCATAGAAGTGTAATAAAACTAAAGTATTTAGAGAAAAGAATATATAGTAGTAATATATAATATGAGTTCTCCAATCCTTGATTTTGCGAAGCGTCTGGAAGATGAATGTGGCGTTCCTATGTGGCGACACTGCTGGGTTATCCCCGCAGACCGCTCAGAAACAGGTAAGAAAGACTATCACTTTGAGCGCCCTGGTGCTTCAGAGGATGAGATTGTGAATGGATACAAGACTGCCAATGGCGGGCAGGTTCCTGCTCGTGGGTATGCTGAGAACCCGAGGTGGGCGTGGAACAAGACGCCTGCTCTTCAGAAAGCAGAGAGGAATGTATCCATCTATCTGAAGTATGTGAAGGATTTATATTGTGTGGATTTTGATACTCGCGACAAGTGTATCCTGGAAGAAGGCAAGGTTCCAGACCCACAGCAATCGGGTTGTTTCCTACCAATCAATCCTCTGTTTAAGATGATGATGGAGAGTGGCACACCATATACTGAGACAGCGAAGGGTTTTCATTTCTATACCTATGTAGTAGGATGCCCTGATTTTCAGAATGGTCTTAAGATTGCCAAGGATGAAGCAGTATGTGGAGAGGTTGATTTGATTGGTAGGAAACAGGTAGGGCAGTCCAACATCATAGAGAACGAGAAGCACCAGATACACAATCCTGATGCTAAAATCGTCCGCATTCCTTGGGATGAGTTCTCCGAGTATGTGAATGTTCCTCGTATGAATGGCACTGACAAGAAACACAACGATAAAATCTCCCAGAAGGAGAAGTCAGAGACCAAGTCAATTCATCAGGCAATAGTTGGACTGCCGAAAGAGAAGTTTGTAGGGTATCTCAACCGACTGAGGAAGAAAGATGATGAGACCCGAGACCATCTGCGTTCTCGGTTTAATTATGACGACTTCCTGAAGATTGGTCTGATTGCCTACAACAACTTCGCAGACCGAGATGAGGGTTTCAGTGTATGGTTGGACTGGGTCAAGAGCGACCCTACTATGTCTGACCCATCACACGACCACTCTAAACGCTCTGTGAAGTATCTTATGGATAAGTGGGATGGTTTCACTGACCGCACCGATGGTGATAAGGTTTCTTGGCGCACTCTTCGTGCGATGGCAAACAAGGATACTCCTTCATCTAATGTGTATCAGGAAATCTATGATAGCGGTGGAATTGATGGTGTTGTGGAGTATATGAATGAGTTTATTGCCTATTCTCGGCAGTGTAATGACATCATCTTCCAGGACCCTGAAAACGATATGGGACATCATACCTTCTCTCGGTTTAAGGAGGTTGATAAAGTTGCCAATCTGTTTCAGTGCTATCAGGTATTTGTGAGTGCTGATGATTTTGCTACAATTCACGCTCCTGGTATCAAGAAGGGTTGGAACAATCCATTCACTTGGTGGCGCAATAGTCTCTTGCGTCGGAATGTGTCTGGTATTGTGTTTGACCCATCGCCTCACCCACCGAAGAATGTATTTAATATCTTCTCTGGATTTGAGATAGATAGGCAGGATGTGTCCGACTGGACCTTGGAGGATGCTATGAAAGAGGTTAAACCTCTGACAGACCATATCTTTAATATCTGGTGTAAGAAGAACCAGGTGATTTATGATTACATTATGAACTGGTTTGCACACATCTTACAATTCCCATACATCAAGATTGGTGTGATGCTATGTGTGAAGTCCAAGGAGGGTGGTGGCAAGGGTATTGTCTTTGATTTTATGAGGCATATTCTTGGCACGAAACTCTACTGCCAGATTAACTCTCTGGACCAGATACTGGGACGATTTAATCGTATCCTGGAAGGCAAGTTGCTTATCAATGGCGATGAAGTAGTCTTTGGTGGTGATGTCAAGGCTGCAAACCGCCTGAAAGGTCTTATCACAGAGAGTGAAGTTCAGATTGAGGACAAGAATGTTTCTATGTATCCTATTCAGTCTTCATTTGCTCTTGCTATTGCTTCTAATGAGCGCAACCCTATGTCTGCCCGTGAGGGCGACAGACGACACATTGGTGTAGAATGTGATAACAAGTGGTGTGGTCGGCAGAAGTCTCTGGAACACAAGAAGTATTTTCAGGATATTAGCGGTTGTATCAGTTCAGGTATTGCTCGGAATAAGGCAGAGGCATTTGCTAAAATCCTCTTTTCTCGTGATATTTCTAACTGGAATAAGGCAGACATTCCTATGACCGAATTCACAACAGAACAGATTGAGCGCAACTGGACGCCTCTGGAGAAGTTCTGGTATGGTATTCTTCAGACTGGGTATATTTCTATTGACGAGAAGTTTATGAAACCTACTCGTGAGAGTTATACTGAGGAAGGGTATGAGAAGACCCGACTTGTAGATTTTGACAAGTCTCAGTTAGACTATGGAAATGTTGGTCCTCAGTGGGGTAATGGTGAGAAGTTGGTAGAGGACAAGTATATTCTCTGCGAACCACCTACCCCTGTGTATGCCTGTGCTTTCATCCAAGAACGATGGGACCGCAAGTATGGTGAGAATTGCTCTTACATTTGCCTTCGGTCTGCTTGGCAAGAGGTTCTAACTGGTATCAAGGAGCGTGAGGAGTATGACTTCGGCACTATTGATATTATGGATATTCCAGTTCCTAAGTCATTCGTAGAGCAGTTCTACCAAGAGTATTATGAAGGCGACCATTCTGACTGGGATGAAGATGGATGTGATTATGTGGAAGAGTGTTTCCGAGGTCTAAATGGATACAAGAAGTATTACGACAATGGTTCCTCTACCTGGATGTGTGAAGAAGACCAGAGACTTGGTAAGCGTCAGTTCGGTAATAGGGCATCTCCCTGGGGTTTCCAGCGAGACCATATCCAACCAGGTGGTAAGTGTCCTAAGATTACCGAGAAGTATAATCGTGCCAAGGATGGTAGCGAAGATGGTCTCTTCAGATGTGGTATCGGTTGGCATTGTGCTGATATGCTGGATAGTAAAGCATATACTCTTGTAGATACTCTGCTCCGCGAGGAGGATGAGTATGAGAGTTGCCAGCGTTCATACATTAGGGATTTTGACTGCGGACTACAGGTCCCAGACGATTGCTATAGTGATTGGCGAGATGCTATTATGAAGGAGAGACCTAAGAACCTGAAGGGTCCAATCAAGAGGCACAGCGAATGGTCTTGCTGTTCCTATACATATTTCCGCAAGGGTGGATTTTCTATTGTTGGAACCGATGAGTTTGATGAGTATATCAAGAAGTTCGGTTATATCCACAAGGATAACTTCCACCTCAATCTTCTTCGTCGCCCTCTGTTTGATGAGAAGGGTAAGCAGATGATGAAGACTGAGTATGTGCCGAAGGTTGTTCGGCACCACTATGATAAGGATTGGTTCTATGCGAAGTATCAGCAGTCTATGGGTCTGGGATACGGACATAATAGTGGTTCTTCTGTATCTAAGGAGGATTTCTACAAGACCATCAAGGAGTTCCTCGGCGGTTCTGGTGGTAAGGGCAAGACTGGAAAGTATGTGAATGTTCGCAGTCAAGACAAGTCTGTGCGTAAGACCTTCTGGAAGTTTGTGCCGATAGAGGAGGCGC